AACGTTGAGGAACTTGAGGCTAAACTCAATGAATCAACCGAAAGGTCAATTCAAATGGCTGAAGAGTTAGAGACATATAAGAGGGAGTCTATCATTAGAGAGGCAACCAAAGATTTGGCTGAAACTCAAGTCGAAAAGCTAAAGTCATTAGCAGAAAACGTAGATTTTGACGACGAAGAAACTTTTGCAAAGAAAGTTGCTCAGTTAAAAGAATCTTACTTCGCTAAGACTGCAAAAACCCAGGAAGAAATCATTGAAGATGATGACGCTCCAATAGTAGAGTCAACAGGTTCAATGGATTCTTATCTTAAAGCAATAAAGAAAACTGCAAGTAAATAGGGAGTCCTAAAAAATGACAGTATCATACGATAGATTGATTGAGAAATGGGCACCAGTGCTGAACGAAGAGTCAGTTGGTACTATCTCAGATCATCATAAAAAAGCCGTAACTGCTGCAGTACTTGAGAATCAGGAAATCGCTCTTAGAGAAGAAGGTCTGATTGCTGAAGCTGCTCCAGGAAACGCAACATCATCAGTAGCAAACTGGAATCCAGTATTAATTGCACTCGTAAGACGTGCTATGCCAAACTTAATGGCATATGACATCTGTGGTGTGCAGCCAATGTCTGGTCCAACAGGTTTAATCTTCGCCATGAAGTCAAGATATGGCGGTGGTTCTACATCAAATAGAGAAGCATTATTCAACGAAGCTGAGACTCAGTTTTCTGGTGACAGTGCTGGTACTCACGACTCTGATAACGCTTCAGGTCTTAACGTTACTAACTTAGATTCAGACTCAACTGCTGATGACGCAAGACTAACTGCATTAGCTGCAGGCGGTATGTCAACAGCCGAAGCTGAAGCTCATGGTTCTACCGGAGAGACTTCATTCAGAGAAATGGGTTTCACTATTGAAAAAGCAACTGTGACTGCTAAGTCAAGAGCTCTTAAAGCTGAATACAGCTTAGAATTAGCTCAAGACCTTAAAGCAATTCATGGTCTTGACGCTGAGACAGAATTGGCAAACATCTTGTCAACAGAAATCTTAGCTGAAATCAATAGAGAAGTTATTAGAACTATTAACTCTCAAGCTAAAACTGGTGCTTTACAAACTAACACAGCTGTTAACGGTATCTTCAACGTTCAGACAGATGCAGACGGCAGATGGTCAGTTGAGAAGTTCAAAGGTTTGATTCTTCAAATCGAAAGAGAGTCAAACATCATTGCAAAAGAGACACGTAGAGGTAAAGGAAACTTTATCGTATGTTCATCTGATGTAGCATCTGCATTAGCTGCAGCTGGTATGATGGATTACACACCTGCAATGTCAACTAACTTAAATGTTGATGACACAGGTAATACCTTTGCCGGTATTATAAACGGTAGAACAAAAGTGTACATCGACCCGTATGCAAATACAGACTATTGTACAGTAGGTTATAAGGGTACTAACCCATATGATGCTGGTCTTTTCTACTGCCCATACGTTCCATTAACAATGGTACGTGCAGTTGGTGAGGACACATTCCAGCCAAAAATTGGTTTTAAAACCAGATATGGAATGGCATCAAACCCATTCGTAGGTGCAACACCTGCTGATGGCTTAGCCGCTGTTAAGACTAACCAGTACTACAGAATATTCAGAGTTGACAATATTCTAGGTGCTTAAGTCTTAGTACTTATATTGAAGGAAGGGGAGCTACGGCTCCTCTTTTTTTGTATAAATAACAGTATGGAATTATTCTTAATAACATTGTTTGTATTCATGTCATTCACAGCTTCAAGTTTGTCACTAGCAGCTATGCTTAATAGACCAATAAAAGGAAGTTGTGGTGGAATAAATTGTAGGTGTAAAGATGGCACTAACGAATAACTTTAACTATTTACAACCCACAGGGTTTAAATTAGTTATAGATAGAAAAAATTATCCAAATTTAGAATTCTTTTGTCAGGATTTTACTCATGCTGGTGTTATTATGAACACTGCAGATTTAGGATATAAAAAGATAGCATCTATTCCTTTTGTAGGCGACAAGTTAACTTATAACGAAATGCTTTCAAACATCATTTTGGATGAAGATATGCAATCTTATATTGAGATGCATAACTGGATGAGAAGAATACTTGATCAAGATAATGTAACAGCATTAGATAGATTTAAGAATGCTACACAAAATCCGCCAGCGCAATCTGATATTACTCTATCGATATTAAATAGTTCGAATAATGCTGTTGCGCAAATTATATATAGAGATAGTATACCAGTTGCATTGACTGATATACAGTTTCAAGCAACTAGTGGTGCAGAATCATTCTTGACATTTGGAGCATCATTTAGATTTACTTATTTTGACATTAAGACATTCAACGCAACAACCGGAGCAATTACAGATTCATTTAGTGTAACTGGCAGCACTGGTTAACATATAAATTATATTATTGGAGATATTATGCTTAACTTGAAACAGGTCCACTCTATGTGGATTAAAGATTGTAAAATTGATTCTTTTCAACTCGATGAAACTTCTCGCAAAACGCCATCCTTACATGCTAAATACATTCAAATGTGGTCTACTGCAAAATTAGAATTAAGGCGTGCTGAACGTTCGCAGAAAAGTTTATTAAAGGAAAAGTGGTTGTATTATAACGGTAAGATGGATCATGAAACTTTAAAAGAAAAAGGTTGGAATCCAGATCCCTTTGACGGTTTAAAGGTACTTAAAGGCGAAATGGATTATTATTATGACAGCGATCCAGAAATACAGCAATCAGAAGAATTAATACAATACTGGAAAACATATGTAGAAACAGTAACAGAGATAATAGATAATTTAAAATGGCGACACCAAACAATATCGAACATGATCAGATGGAAACAATTCGAGTCAGGAAATTAAATCACGCAATTCTTAAAGTTGAATGCGATAGAAGTGCAGGTGCAGAATTAAGAGAATTCTTTTCTTTTTATGTACCAGGATATAAATTTATGCCTGCATATCGTAATCGATTATGGGACGGTAAGATCAGATTGTATAATCAAACAACAGGTGAAATATCTGCAGGGCTGTTTCCACAGATCATTTCATTTGCAGAAGCTCGTGAATATAAAATTGATATAGAAGAATCAGATTATGGCAGTCCTAATGAAGGAAATAAGATTAATCCTGAATTTATGATGAAGTTTATTGAAGCTTTAAACTTACCATTTAAAATAAGAGATTATCAATTTGATGCAGTATGTACTGGAATACAAAGAAAGAATGCGATACTGTTATCGCCGACTGGTTCTGGTAAATCATTAATAATATATGTACTTATGAGATACATGTTATCTTCTTTTGATAATGATATTCTTATAATAGTACCAACTACTTCTTTAGTTGAACAAATGTATAATGATTTTAAAACATACGGCTATGATGTAGAAAAACATTGTCATAGAATATATTCAGGTAAAGATAAAAATACATCTAAAAGAGTTGTGATTAGTACATGGCAATCAATATATAAATTTCAAGCAGATTGGTTTCATAGATTTGGTACAGTATTTGGTGATGAATGTCATGGATTTAAATCAAAATCTTTAACAACTATAATGAATAAATGTTCAGAAGCTGAATACAGATTTGGAACTACAGGTACATTGGACGGCGCTTTAACACACGAATTAGTATTACAAGGATTATTTGGAAAGGTATATAGAGTTACTAGTACTAGAGCTCTACAAGATAATGACACTCTCGCAAAACTAAGTATCAAAAGAATCATACTCAATTACGATGATCAAATTAAGAAAAATTTTGGAAAGAAAACATATCAAGAAGAAATTGAATTTATAGTCACTAATAATAAACGTAATACATTTATAAAAAACTTAACACTCGATTTAAAAGGTAATACTCTAGTTTTATATAACTACGTAGAAAAACATGGTAAGCCACTTTATAATATGATTAAAGATGAAGCACATGAAGATCGCAGAATTTTTTTCGTATCAGGAGAAACAGCAGCAACTGATCGTGAAGCTATAAGAGCAATAGTAGAAAAACAGAAACATTCGATTACAGTTGCATCACTCGGTACTTTTAGCACTGGTATAAATATTAGGAACCTACATAATATTGTCTTTGCATCTCCATCTAAATCTCAGATAAGAGTATTGCAAAGCATAGGAAGAGGTTTAAGAAAAACTGATGACGGTAAAAGCACTACGCTTTATGATATTATAGATGATATAATCTGGAAGTCAAGAAAAAATTTTGGTATTACGCACGCTGATGAAAGACTTAGAATCTATGGAAGAGAGAAATTTAATCACAAAACCTATAGAGTAGATTTATGAATATAAAACAATTTAAGCTTACTAATAATGAAGAAATAATATGTGAAGTTATAGAATGGAACACTGGAGATGATCCTGGTGACATTCTTGTAAAAAGAGCATTAAGAGTTATATCTGTAGAAGACTATCAAAAAGGTTGGAGATTCTTTGCATTTAGACCTTGGATGTCATTTCAAGATGATCCAGATTTATTACAAACTTTAAATTCTTCTCATGTAATAGTTACAACAAATCCGTCTCCTAATTTATTAAAACATTATGAAAGATGCTTAAAACGTATAGTACGTGAAGTCGAAAATGAAAAATCCGGTGGAAAAAAGATTTATGCTAATCTAGATGAAATACAAGATGAATTAAGAGAATTAACTGATGATGAAATGGATGACTTTTTAGCCAATAAATACGGTGCAGTTGAAGAGGATAGTTTTCTTTCTGATTCTGGCAGTGATAATATTATTAAATTCAAACCAAAAACTTTCCATTAAAGGGTATATCCCCTCTTCCTCAGATATACTATCTTATTTTACCACACTTTTCACCATTTGTACACCGTTATTTTTAGCACTAAGAGAAATGAAATATATGAAAATGAACATGAAAATTTTTAAAGATAAAGTAGATAACTTTTTCAAATGGGTAAAAGGAACTGAACTTGTTGAACTCGATAATATCGATGTTTCAGAAGATCCTGTAAGACCTGAGCTTGATGTAGAATTTAGATTAAACTATGATCGTAAGATTTTTGGTCTAAAATATCAAGATAATATTGAAGGTATTATTTGTGTTGCTTATACAAATGATGTACCACACAATGTTAAAGAATTAGATCTTATGAGTCAGACTGCACACTTTAAAAAAGATCCTAACACAGCAGTAGCTTATACAGTTTGGTCACGCAAAAGAGGTGCTGGTAAAGAAATCGTAAAAAAGTTATCAGAACATTGTAAAAATCTTTCTTATATAGAGAAATTAGTTACACTTTCACCATTAACACCTATGGCTACACATTTCCATATCAGTAATGGTGCAAAGTTGATAAGCATCAATCACACATCACAAAACTTCGAATACAAGTTATCATCTTAAAAGAAAAAATACTATTGTACTTTTGCATAAAATTGGTGTATAATAGTACTATAAAATAAAGGATTAGCTATGGCACGTAAAAAAAGCATACATTATGTCAACAATTCTGATTTTTCTACCGCAGTGGTTGAATATGTTGAAAGAGTAGAAAAAGCTAGAAAAGAAGAGACAAAGATTCCTACAGTACCAGACTATATAGCTCAATGCTTTCTCAGAATCGCAGAAGGTTTATCACACAAAGCTAACTTCATAAGATATACTTATAGAGAAGAAATGGTAATGGACGCAGTTGAAAATTGTTTAAAAGCAATAGGGAACTATAACTTAGAAGCAGCAACAAGAACTGGTAAACCAAATGCATTTGCATATTTTACTCAGATAACGTGGTATGCTTTTTTAAGAAGAATAACAAAAGAAAAGAAACAACAAGAAATAAAAATAAAGTATTTAACTAAATCGGGTATTGATAGTTTTGTTGATGTTGGTACTGAAGCAACCGCTGCAGATACAGCAGCACACTTTGTAGATACTCTTAAAGATAGAATAGCTAGAGTACGAAGTGCTGATAATGAGATAAAAGAAATAGTTAAAAAGGAAAGAAAGAAGCGTAAAGTTAAAATAGCAGATTCAGATTTAAGTGAGTTTATGTAATGAAAATAGCTATATTGACTGATACACATTGTGGTATCAGAAATTCATCTGAAGTTTTTTTAGACAATGCTGAAGATTTTTATACAAACATATTTTTTCCAGAGTGTGAAAAGCACGGTGTAAAACAAATAATACATCTTGGTGATTATTACGACCATCGTAAGTTTGTAAACTTTAAAGCTTTAAACCAAAACCGTAGAGTATTCCTTGATCAATTAAGAAAAAATAATATGACTATGGATATCATACCAGGGAATCACGATACTTATTATAAAAATACAAACGAACTTAATGCGTTAAAAGAATGTTTAGGGCATTATATGAATGAAATCCATATTGTTATGGAACCAACAGTTATGCAATACGGATCATTAAGTATGGGGCTCCTTCCGTGGATATGTCCAGATAATTATGAACAGTCTATGAATTTTATAAGAGACTGTAAAGCTGATTGGTTAGGTGCACACCTCGAATTAGCTAACTTTGAAATTGGTAGAGGCATAATGGCTCATGGTGGTATGGACCCTAATTTGTTTAAAAAATTTGAACAAGTATTATCTGGACATTATCACACTGCATCTAAAAAAGACAATATATGGTATCTTGGTAACCCTATGGAATTCTTTTGGTCAGATGCTCATGATCCAAAATATTTTCATATACTTGATACTGAAACAAGACAAATTGAAAAGATAAGAAATAATTACACATTATTTGAAAAAATTGTGTACAATGACAAAAAAATAGATTATAATAACTATAATAAAAATTTATCTAAAAAGTTTGTAAAAGTTGTAGTTGCAGAAAAAACTGATCCTTTTACTTTCGACAGATTCATTGATAACATTCAGAATCAAGACATATATGAATTAAAGATAGCAGAAAACTTTAATGAATTTATGGGTGAAAATGTTAATGATGAAGAAGTTAATTTTGAAGATACAACAGAAATAGTAGATACGTATATTGAGGCAGTGGATACTGATTTAGACAAAGATAAAATCAAGATTCAAATGAGAGAATTGATGACTGAAGCACAGGCACTTGAAATAGCATGATAATTTTTAAATCTATTAAATATAAAAACTTTTTATCTTCTGGCAATTATTTTACAGAGATAGCTTTAAATAAAAATAAATCAACGTTGATAGTTGGTCATAATGGTGCAGGTAAATCGACAATGCTTGATGCTATATCATTTGCATTGTTTGGTAAACCACATCGAAAGATAAGTAAGAATCAACTTGTTAATTCTATAAATCAAAAACAAGCAGTTGTTGAAGTAGAATTCTCCATAGGTAAAGCACAATTTAGAATTGTAAGAGGTATAAAGCCTAATGTGTTTGAAATATGGAAAGATAGCAATATGATTAATCAATCATCGCACGCATTAGAATACCAGAAGATCCTTGAGCAAAACATTTTGAAACTTAATCATAAAAGTTTTCATCAAGTAGTAGTATTAGGTTCGTCATCTTTTATCCCCTTTATGCAGCTTAATGCTGGCCACCGTAGAAATGTTATCGAGGATCTTCTGGATATTAATATCTTTTCTAAAATGAATATCATATTAAGAGAAAGAAATTCTACGCTTAAAGAAAACATTAATACGATTAATAATGAAACTAATATAGTTAAAAGTAAGATAGAACAACAAACAAAATATATTCGTGATATCGCTGCAGTCACTGAAGAAAATAAAGTTAAATATGAAAAACAAATTGAAAGCGCTAGAAAAAGAATCAGTGTTTTACAAAATGAAAATAATGAATTAAGTAAAGAGCTTGAATCAAATACAGCTAATGACGAGCTAAAAGAATTACAGAAAGAAAAAAATAAAATCATAGGTGATATCGCAACTATAAAACAAGAAATGAAAGCGATAGCAAAGCGTGGAATGTTTTTAGAAAAAAATGATGAATGTCCTACTTGCGAACAAACTATAGAAAATAAAACTAAACTTATATCTGAAACTAAAAATGAAGCTTATCAAGTTCAGTCTTCTCTAAGCATGGTAGAAAACAATGGTTCAATAATCGATGATCAAATTTCTTCATTAGAAGATATTATTACTAGTATTAGAAAAAAGACAGATACTATTAATGTTAATAATAGAGAGATAGTTTCACTAAATCAAAGTAATGATGAATTATCAAAATACTTAGAGAGTGAAGTTGCTGCAGATTTAACTGGCGCTAGAAAAGATTTAGAACAAATGAAAAATGATAAAGAAAGTTTGTTCGAAGAAAAACTCAAGCTAAATGAACAGTTTGGATATAATAATGTTATAGCAGAAATGTTAAGAGATACTGGTATTAAAACGAAAATAATAAAACAGTACTTGCCAACTATTAATAAACTTGTTAACCAATACTTACAAGTTCTTGATTTCTTTGTGCACTTTAATCTAGATGAAAACTTTAATGAAACCATAAGATCAAGACATAGAGATGACTTTACATATGATTCATTTAGTGAAGGTGAAAAACAAAGAATAGATTTATCATTGTTATTTACATGGCGTCAAATAGCAAAGATGAAAAACTCAGTAGCTACTAATCTACTGGTACTTGATGAAACATTCGATTCATCACTTGATCATGATGGTATTGAAAACTTACTTAAAATATTGTACACTCTCGATGAAGGTAGTAATACATTTATTATATCTCATAAGGGTGATATACTCGATGGTAAGTTTGAATCCAAGATTGAGTTCTTTAAAGATAGAAATTTCTCTAAGATAAAAAATTAAATGTTTACTTTTATGAAAAACTGTGGTATAATATACTATAAAATAAAGAAGGAAGGTTTATTATGGAATTAAGTGAAAACACTTTACAAATCTTAAGAAACTTTTCAGGTATTAATCAGAACTTATTGATTAAACCCGGATCGATTATTAAGACTATTAGCGAAGCACGAAATGTAGTAGCAACTGCCGATGTTACTGAAAGCTTCGAAAAAGATTTCGGCATTTACGATTTAAATGAATTTATTGGAGTAATGGGTTTAGTCGATACTCCATCACTAAAATTTGAAGATGACTTTGTTACTGTTTCTGATTCATCAGGTAGATCTAAAGTAAAATATTTCTATGCTGCAGAAGAAACACTAACGTCGCCTGCAAAAGATGTGAATATGCCTGATGGAGATGTTAAGTTTACATTAGATAATGATACACTTAACAAGTTAAAAAAAGCTGCATCAACGCTAGGTCACAATGAAGTATCAATAAAAGCAAATAATGGTGTATTAAGTTTGTCGATTGTCGAGAACCAAAATGCAACATCAAATGCCTTTTCAATTGATATTGACGGGGAGTTTAAACAGGACGCTGTGTTTAACTTCATTATTAGTATTTCTAATCTTAAGATCCTTCCAGGCGATTATGATGTAGAAATATCTTCTAAATTAATAACGCAATTCAAACATAAAGAAATACCTTTAAAATATTGGATTGCACTTGAAAAAACTTCAACATACGGAGCATGACATGTCAGATAATTTAACTCAACTTAAAGACCTTGCCAATAAAGCAAGTAGAAGTACAGTAGCAGTAATTGATGCTGTAACTCAAAGAGGTGGATTCAAAGGCGAAGAGCTTTCTACAATTGGAAGCTTAAGAGACCAATGTATTCAAATCATTCAAATCAGTGAAGCACTTCAGCAAGAAGATGCCATGAAAGATGATAGTGCACAACCTGAGGAAAAAACTAAGAAATGAGTGTAGACTTCCTATGGGTTGAAAAATACAGACCTAAAACGGTCTCAGATATAGTCTTACCTCAATCTTTAAAACAAACCTTCCAAAAGATAGTTGCTAGTAAAGAACTTCCTAATATGTTGTTCACTGGTACCGCTGGCTTAGGTAAGACTACAGTCGCACGAGCTCTATGCAATGAGCTCGATTGCGATTATATTCTTATCAACGGTTCTGAAGAAGGTAATATTGATACGTTAAGAACTAAGATAAAACAATTTGCATCATCGGTTTCACTTCAAGGTGGCTACAAAGTTGTGATACTCGATGAAGCTGACTATTTAAATCCTCAATCAACACAACCCGCATTACGTGGATTTATAGAAGAATTTTCAAAAAACTGTAGATTTATTCTTACATGTAATTTTAAGAATAGAATAATTGAACCACTTCATTCAAGATGTGGTGTGTATGAATTCAATACATCTAAAAAATCTATGATTGAACTATGTGAATCATTCATGGATAGATGTAAGACAATATTAGATAATGAACAAGTTGAATATGATGCTAAACCAGTTGCAGAACTAATAATGAAGTTTGCACCAGATTGGCGTAGAGTATTAAATGAATTACAGAGATATTCTGTTAATGGTAAAATTGACTCTGGTATTATTAACAATTTACAAGATAAAAACTTTGATGATTTATTCTCTCATTTAAAAAATAAAAATTTTAAAAGTATGCGTTCTTGGGTTGTAAACAATATAGATACTGATGCAAGCGCTATTTTTAGAGCTATTTACGATAGGATGTCAGATAAAGTTGCACCGCAATCAATACCACAGCTCGTACTTTTGCTTGCAGACTATCAATATAAAAATGCATTTGTAGCTGATCACGAACTTAATGTAGTAGCATGTTTAACGGAGGTAATGTCAGATGTCCAGTTCAATTAAATTAACTTTATATACTCAAGATGATTGTCAATACTGTAACGTATTGAAAAGAAAACTTTTAGAGTGGAATTATTCATATAGAGAAGTTAATGTAAGCTACGACTTATTTGCTAAAGATTTTTTAAAAAATGAAGGACATCGAACAGTTCCTCAACTTTACTGGAATAATTTGCACTTAAATAAAATGCCAACCCTAGAACTTCAAAAAAGAGATATTGAAGCTGAAATAAATTATGAAGACTATATTGGTGGAGTCGAAAATTGGGGAATACAAAAAAGAGCATAAAAACATTATGGCATTATTGGTGTAAGGCTATGGGTAGTCATGCATACGATAATAATAAGAAAGACGACTATGTTCATAATTCTATTAGATCGTTATGGGTGTTACTTCATATAGTTACTTGCTTTGCAATCATATTAAATGCTATAGCTAATCATGGTTGGAGTTTAATAGGATTATGATATTAGAAGTATTGTCAATAGCAGTTTCTCTCGGTATTTTGTATATTGTGTGGGATATCTTATACACGCGCTATAAAGAAAAAGAGTGGAGACGTAACAATCCAGATGAACATGAATGGACAAGAAATCCAGTAAAGAAAGATCCAGGTTTATGAATCCTTTTGAATATTGTAATGCAATAAATTACACTAAGAAAAATATTATGATAGATGATATCACAGAAAAAGCATATTCATCTTACATGGTAAACCGTCAGTTATCATACTTCCCAGATACCGTTTTAGCTGCAAATGAAATGAATCGCAATCACCACCTCGAAAATCGTTTACAATTCGATTTTTTTATAAATATAATTAGAAAACGTAAAAGGTTTTCTAAATGGTTCAAACCTGAACAAATTAGTGATTTGGATGTAGTTAAACAGTATTATGGCTATAGTAATGAAAAAGCCCGCCAAGTTTTAACACTCCTATCCACTGATAATATAAAAGAATTGAAAAATAAGGTGGCTAAAGGTGGAAGAAAATAAAATTGTAGAATGGAACCCAGCGAATATGCTTGAGGTGACATTGAATGAGCCGGACGATTTCCTTAAAATCAGAGAGACTCTTACTAGAATAGGAGTCGCATCTCGTAAAGATAATAAACTTTATCAATCTTGTCACATCTTACATAAACAGGGGCGGTACTTTATAGTACATTTTAAAGAACTCTTTTTATTAGATGGAAAGAAATCAAACTTAGAAGAAAATGATGTTGCTCGTAGAAACACTATAGCTACATTAATGAGTGATTGGGGTCTATTAACTGTAGAAAACAAAGAACAGTTACAACCTATAGCACCATTAAGACAAATAAAGATTATTTCTTTTAAAGATAAAGATCAATGGGAATTGTGTCCGAAATATAATATTGGTAATGGAACAAAGTAAAATTAAAGAAGCTTATAGAATGTTCTTCTTTATTAAAGGGCATCTTAACTGTAGCGAAAAAACAGCACTTGATTGTTATGATAATTATTTTAAGCGCTGTTGGTACAATCAAGAGATGTGGATAAGAGAAGAAGCTTTTGAAAAAGAATATGAAAAAAAATTCAGATGAAGCTATGTACTTTTGAAAAAAAAGTATTATATATATTATAGGATGCCGAATGGTTCGGGTCCGCACAACAACCTTGCTTAATAGGAGGATACTATGAACGGAAACTTTGTTTTCCCAAGAAACGCTTTTTTAGGTTTTGATCACATTTTCGATGCATTGCAAGATATACATACGCATGCAAACGATGGATACCCACCACATAATGTTGTTCGAGAAGAAGATAACAAATATGTTATTGAAATGGCTGTAGCCGGCTTCAAGAAAAAAGACATTGAAATTAAGGTGAAGGAACATATCCTTACCATCGAAGGAAATAGAGATAAACGTAGAGAAGCAGATGCTTATGTACACAAAGGAATTAGTGCACGTAAGTTTAACAAATCGTTCAGACTGTCGGAATATACCGAAGTAACTGGTGCCGATCTCACGGATGGAATACTAACTGTCAATCTTGAAGTTGTTCTACCAAAAGAAAAGCAGCCTCGTACAATTAACATAACGTAAATTAAACGAGGAGTCAATAATGACAACTATGGAAATCACTGCATACGCATGCAGTTTTTGTGACGCAGTGTCGTCTTTCTTTAAAAAATCA